TCTATTATTGAGGTTTCAGGAGGAAACTTGAAGTAAGATGGGTCTTCCTTGAACTCACCCTTGAAACCTACTTCTTTCTCTTTTTCAGGTTTGTCAGGCACGTCATTTCTACCGTTAAACCAACTGTCCATCGGCGCATCATCTCGTAGCCTAAAAATAATATAATCTGAAACTACGCTGGCATGTATGTACAGCCTTTTCCACGCCTTCCACTGACGTACAGCTATTGTTGGACGTTCACTGTCCACGTGGTAGGACTTCAAAAGGGTATCATGGCTTACACGGCAAACTGCAGGTTCGTGTGAATCAACCAAGTCCCGCAACTCACCAACAACATTGTTAACAAGCCTATACCTATCTTCGCTTTTCGTCATTTTAATCTCCTACTTTATTTCGACCATCTTCTGTATTTCAAGAAGCTTTGATACCATATCACAAAGACCGGTAGAATCGAGACCAGTACCAAGTCTATCACTTGTTATTTCAAGTATTACTTCCTGTATAGCCTTTATTACCCCAATGGAATCGCCTATACCTGAAATATATTCATCATATTCACAGTCTATGCCTTCCTTGTCCATATGTTTATATAATTTCTTTGGGTTTATCCTGCAAATCACATTGGCAAGGCAGCAAGCGGCGCTAAACAGAGGCATCATTACTGTCTCATCACCCAAAACCCTGCTTGCCACATCTTCAGTTGCCGATGTTATATTTTCAAGGGTCTTTTCAGTTGTTTGCATTATACAGCTCCTTTTCCATAATTTAGAACAGGTGAAGTGGAGTCCTTTGGCTTGCCGTATCCCACTTTCTTACCGCCAACTCTGACCTGTTCATTCTATTTCTTTCCATTTAATGATGAAGGCGGACTCTCCATTCGCAAGGTATGGGGTAGAAAGGGCATCACATTAGAAAGCCCGCCATCCAATTTTAATTTAATTCCATAACCTTTCTGTTTAATTCCATTGCAGTCTGACGCCAGTTATCACGCTTATCGGACATATCATCAAGCCTTACTTTAAGATATCCACATAACAGTGTCAGTATAACGATAACGGCAAGTGTTATTCCGTTCATTATTTTTCCTCCTCTATTTCTTCCCATCCAATATCACCACTAATCCAATCATCATCAACTTCACCACGAGTAACGAACAAATCATTGCTACAATCCTTACAGAATACATCATAGTTTTTATTATATCCCATTTCATCACCAATATGAATCACTTTATTACAACGGGTAATACCACATCTAATAAGTGGTCTTTCCTCACCTGTAGTGCTATTTTTAAGTATCTTCATTTTTTCTCCTTCTATCAATTCTTACCTCTCTTTTTAACAATAAACTCCTGACCATAGCCAACGCCAAGCTTGCCCCTATGCAATACAAAATGATTATTACAAAGGTAAGCCCAAGAACCGAACAGAGTCCTGGCGTCATAGTGTGCTTTGGTGCCATCAAAACAAAGACTGCACTTAGGCAAAACTTTTACTTCTATTTCGTTTCTAGCCTTCATTGTTACAACCTACCACTCTTTCCAATAATACCATCAGTCTCAGTATAGTGTGGCTTACATAACTTAGCGTGAAATGGCTCACCCTTAGGGGTAATGTAAGTTATCCAACGCCTAGAATTTCTAGCACAGCGTGGATACTGGCATTCCTTTACAGATTGATCCTTTTCTAGCTCATTCATTTTAACTCCCTTATGTTTTTAATACTTAGCACAGGACCCTGCTTGGCATCGGCATAAATGTATTCACCACGACAATAACATAGTGAGCCAATATACAATGGCTTGCCACTGTGAAAGCCAACTTGCCATGTCAGCCAATTACCAATATCTTTATCAATTCTACTGCCACGGGAATATATAACCGTATCACCATTAATCTTAAGTAATTCATACATAAATACACCATGGGCGTGCCAACAGGCACTGCTTAAGTTCCTGCGTGTGCCATCCTTCTTAATCTGACACCCAAGCCTATGCCCAGGCCCGCTTGAATCTCTTACCTTCAATGTAACATTCCAAATAGTTTTCTTGCTATTGGCTGGCTCACACCTATTGAAGGCTATATTATGTGAAAACTGCCTGCCAGTCAATGCACGTGCCCTATGAAGTTGCACCAGGCAAGTATTTCTAATCCTCATCTATTACCTGTTGTACCCACATAAACAAAACAAATGCGTAGGCTATCAATAGTAGATAGCCCCCTGATATTATTATTGCCGCTTCCATTATTCACTCCTCCTCATCATTAAAAATTACCAACAGTATTTCTTCTCCGTAAGTAAAGTGAAAAGCGGCGTGCATCTTGGCAATAAATATCGCCAAAATCATTGCGATAGCCCCGCCCATCTATTAAGCCCCTGTATCTTATGTGCAATCTGTAACGACTGCCATCTCTTCTCATCCGCTGATTAAACTTGCCAACCAAGTAGCGGGTGAGCCTATTATTTGGCACAGAATTAACCAAATGTTCGTATAGCCCTTTCATTGTTATTCCCCTTATTTTTCCACATTACATTTAGCGCATTCTTCCGCCATACTTAAATCATGGCGACAGACGTGCTCCCGTTCATATACCAACATTTCATCTTCCAACATAATATCTTCTACATTCACATTATCCATCTGTCTGTCTTTAACCATAAATGGCTAACCCTTTTCTGACTAACTCGCCAATAGAAATCTTGCCAGCGTCATACTTGCTCACTTGGACTCTAAGAGCCCTACGATTTCTCTGCCCTTGCGAAAGCTCGATGGTTTCTAATTTATTGGAACGATAGCGAGGGTACTTGGGAACTGAGGGGCAATCTCTATCTTTAACTTTAACTGCCCCCTTACTTGTCCGCATAGTTGTACCCTTAATTTCATCAACCACTACAACGTATTCGCCACGCCCTGCGCATTTGCAGGCGTAATTTTTAATAGCCTTCTCAAATAGATTTCGTTTAGTAAAAAAAAGGGCAGACTCTTCCTGCCCATCAACTATGTCGATGGCGTATATTCTGCCCTTCTTTGATATTGTTATCTTAATCATTGCCCTAATTTATTCCCTTGAAGTGTATGCCAATTAAAACAAAATTTTAGGCGGGATTGCGCCCGCCCGTGAATCTATTTAACTACTTAGTATCGGGCTCTGTGAACTTAGCCCAGAAGCCCAGCTTTTTAAGCCCGCCGTCTGTCTCAATCAAGCCCGCTTCATTCGTATGTTTGCTCATTATTGCAGTGATATCAACCCTAAGCGCATCAACGAATGAGCCCGTATGTTTAGAGCCCCGAGAGAAGCCCGCTACAACGCCCTTTGTCTGCGCTTCTGATTTAGCAGTCTCTTGAATCTCGATTGCTTGGGCTTCAGCTTTAGCCCTTGAAACGCCTGCACTGACAAGCCCGTCAATAACGAGCTTTGTTTGTATGTTAAGTAGTTCATCAGCCCGCAAGCTTGACGCTTTAGCTTTGATTGTGGGCTTTGTGTCGCCCTTACTCTGTGATTTAGTTGTCATTATTTCGCCCTCTCATTTAGTTAGTCAATTACTTGCCCATTGCAAGTAAAAGCTTGTATTCTAATTGTCAAAGATCTATAAACTGAATTAAATCAATATATTAAATAAATATGACAATCGCAACACAATTCGACAGACTGCTATATGCGCAGTTTGTACGCCCCCACTGGGCGGGCTCGATTGCGCAAGGGCTCGCTTTCGTTTCGTCATTATGCTTTCTAACGAAATCTGAGCAAAGGCGAAAAAGCCCCCCCGAGTAGCGGGGAGAGTGGATCGTACGCACACATCGTAACCCTATTTTGCTATTTCGCTCTATTTCTTTCAACTTTCCTTGATTAAGATTAAGATTATAACTAACTTATACATTATAGGGGGATTATTAAGGGGGAATGGAAACTTTTTTCAGGGTTTTTAAAATAATCCTTGACTTTCGCGTTTTAATTGTGTAAATTTGTTTTGTGGTTGACAAGAATGAAATTAGGATTGCCTCTAAAAATTGTGCTAATTTTGGGCGTGGCCCCAATCGTGGCTTGTGTGGCGGCGTAATGATGAGACGTGATGAAGATGGAAGACTGATTATGTGGATTGACGAATATTATTATAAAAAACCGTGTTTTGCTGGTGAGTGCACTTACTTCAACAACATAGTTTTACCTGGTGCTTTCGCATGACTACAGAATCTAAATATTTTTCGACTAAAAATGGAGAAATGGGAAAAATCAAGTTTGAAATTGTGGAAAGTGTTGAAAACTCAATACTTGAGGAGGCTCAGGCCCTTGTTGGGGGTGATAGGGGCAATAATTATGGTCATCCAATCATTGATTTCTCAAGAAGTGCTAAAATATGGGCTTCAATCTTAGATACGGAGGTTTCACCGCAGCAGGTTGGGCTCTGCATGATCGGTGTAAAGCTTAGTCGTGAGTGCAATGAGCACAAGCGGGATAATCTTATAGATATTGCTGGCTACGCATTAACAGTGCAGATGATAGAGGACTACAATGACAAATCAAAAAAGTAGAAAGAGATGGAAACTGAAGAAGGACGCTCGATATACCGTCAAATGGAACGATGCGTATTCATCAAGCGGCTGGTCAGACGAATCTGACATAATGGAAGTCATGAACAGCGGTTTTCCCATAGAAACTCTCGGTTTCTATATTGGCGAGAAAAATGGCTACATGGCTTTTGCTCAAGATATTAAGCGTATTGAGCCCTCTAAGACACATGGCAAGTATGGGCAGGTCTTTGCTGTGCCGTCTACCTGGGTTCAGACCGTAAAGGAAGTAAGATGAGCATAAAATGGTCAGATGACGAAATAAAGATACTTGCTCAGTATGAGAATACTGCCAAGAGTGTTTATGTATTATATCAGGAAGTAATCAATTCCGGCTATAATCGCACATACAAGGCAGTCCAGAGTAAAATAGAGACAATGCCGCTGAGAAAGCCTGAAAGGTACAAAAGCGGGCGTGGTAAGAAAATAGGATATTTTGACATCGAGGCTTCTGGTCTTGTAGGTAATTTCGCTATTATGCTCTCTTGGGCTATTAAACGGCGAGATGAGAACGAAGTCCTGCATAGTGTAATCCGAAAAGAGGATATTATGTCTGGTTTGATGGATGCACGCCTAGTAGAGGAACTTATGGATGCAATGCGTCAGTTTGATGTTTTGTGTACATTTTACGGGACTCGCTATGATATTCCGTTTTCTCGTACTCGTGCTGCCACCCACGGCATAGCATTCCCACATTACCGTGAAATGTCGCATAAAGACATATATTATCAGATTAGAAGGCTATTCAAGCTTCATTCTAATGCCTTGGCGTCTGCATGTGAATTCTTTGGGATTGCTGGCAAAACACGTCTAAAGCCTGAAATATGGCGAAAAGCACAGTATGGTGATGAAAAGTCTCTGGAATATATACTTAAGCATAATATTGCTGACGTTAGGATTTTAGAGCGGCTACATAAAAAGATTGAGCGCTATAATACTCCAATCGTCCAACCCATGTAAAATGAGGAGGAATCCATATGAAGCGATTGGTAAGCAGGGTACCCGGAGGGCGCAGGAAAGGCGATGTAATAAAATGGTCGGGAGAGGTATCCTGAATGTACGAAAGGGAGATCAATGGTGTTATTCACCGCATTTATGAAGATATTAAAGAGTTTAATGCAAATGAAGGTGATAATGCCGTTATCGATGATTGGCGAAAAGCTGAAGATGGTGATTGGTGTGTGTCAGATGACGGTCAGGTGTGTAAGGTCCTTTACAGCGGCAAGCTTCAGCCCAGTAGGAAAAATGAGCCTGTTCCGTATATCAGGACACTTTTTGGAACTTTCTTACAGACTAAGAATGTTGAGATGTCGGGAGAGCCAATTCATAACATATGGTGTTTTTCAAATCGCAAATACAACGAAATACGCAACAGACGCAAGGAGCCAACCAAATATGAGACTCTTTTCGCCTATTACGTTGCCAGAGGGATGGAGCCGGCAAAAGCGTATATCAAGGCTTATCCGACGAATAACAAGAATTATGCTACTGTAATGGGTCAGAGACTGATGAAGACGGAACGCGTGCAGGGCGCGATACGTGAGGAGGTTGAAGGACTGCTTGATAGTGCAGGCGTATCAAAGTCGGCACTCATTAGGAGTGCTAATTCCATTGCAGAGAGTGCAGATTCTGACGCTACCAGGCTGAGGGCTATAGAATATCTGCTAGGTCTTTATGGCGTTAGTCCCAAGACTGAAAAGAAATCAGAGTCAATTACACTATTTCAAGGTTTTACTAGGGAGCAGTTGGATGCAATAGAGGCTGGCGAGATTAAAGTAAAGAAGATTCAAGCTAAGGTTGCCAGTGTATGATATAATGTATAGGAACTTAGAGGACAATAGCTGTGATGTCTGTGAAGGGAAATTGACAACACATAACAGGGAACCTATATTTAGCCCATTTGGTTCTATTATAGGCTGGAAATGTTCTTATTGTAATAGCCTCTATGACCTTCAGAATGAATTAATGCTAATAGGTGATTTTCATTCGCCAATAAGAGGGGATGCATAATGCCATATAAGAGAATCGGAAAGACGGTTTATGTTAAAAAGGGCAAAAGATGGGAAGAGAAGGCTATGTCTAAAACTATTGCAGGTGCAAAAAAAATGCTTAATCTCTTACGAGGTGTTAAACACGGTTGGAAGCCTACAGGCAAGCGATGAGTAATGAAATGAAAATAAATCCTTTGTGGGGCAGGCTTACAGAGCAAATACAGAATAAGAGTGGTACAAGCTATGATGATGCTAAGTCGATGGCAAAAAGTATATTGATAAAGCGCAATCATATCTACAGTGACGGCAATCTTACATATGATGGTATATTACGTAGTAATATGGGACCTGAAGAGAGGGCTGTTGACAGAGCGATAAAACGGTTTGGCGGTAATAAAAATGACTATGTATATGACTCTAAGAAAAATTATGCTTATAAGAGAAAAAATTGGAACAAAAAGAGTTTAACACATGTAAATGACCGGCAGGGCATTTTTGCCTAGAGATTTTCTGGATAAGAGTTAGTGACAGATAACAAAGAAGAGATACTTCATCGTGCTTATAAAGACTTGATTTACTTTGGGCGGGTCTTTTTGCCTAATGATTTCTTACATAAGAGCGAAACGCCAGCGTTTCATCATGAGATAGCTAAAAAGCTTATTAGTTTTAAGCCAGGTGCCAGGATATGTAATATTCTCCCTCGTGGATTTGCTAAGTCTACACTGGCAAAGGCTGCAATACTGCATAAGATATGCTTTGCTGAGAGCGGTAGGCGTGAGTTTATAGCATGGGTCAGTGAAGAACAGGGACAGTCGATTGACCATCTTAAATATATTAAATATCACCTGGAAATGAATCAGGCTATACGCCATTACTTTGGTGATTTGCTTGGTGAGAAGTGGACTGAGAAAGATATTGTTACATCTAAAGGCGACAGAATTATTGCTAAAGGCACGACACAGAGACTGAGAGGTCGTACTGAGGTTGATGTCCGTTATACTGGCATTGTACTTGATGACTTTGAATCTGAGTTGAATACTAAAACACCTGATAGGCGCTCAGAGATTAAGAAATGGGTAATGTCTACTATTTACCCCGCCCTTGAGGAGACACCAGGGAGAGAAGGCTGGATATGGTTACAGGGCACAATTGTGCACTATGACAGTTTCTTGCAGTCTATCTATGACGGTTGGCGTGAGTCACAGGAGAAATGTCTAAATAACCCTTGGGATGTAGCTTTCTATAGGGCTACGATTGATGGCACCCTCGATAGTGAGCCGTTGTGGCCTGAGCAGTTCCCGATTAAAAAGCTAAGGTCAAAGCTTGAGGGTGAGTTTAGGGACAGTCCTGACAAGTTTGCACAGGAGTATATGAACGATGCCCGTGATATATCCTCTGCCTCATTTAAGATTGATAGAATTCAAAAATATCACGGTGATTTTGTTTCCGAAAATGGCTTTGCCTATCTTCATATTGGCAGCGAGGTTGTACCAATTTATGTCTATTTGGGTGTAGACATTGCAGCTACTGCTACATCATCTTCAGACTACCAGGTCATAATCGTAATGGGCATAGACTCTGAGCGTAATCGCTATGTAATAGACTATTTCAGGGAAAAGATACCAGCATTTGACTTGGCACCTAAGATTGTTGAAATGGCAAAAAAGTATAGTCCAGTAAGGCGTGTCACTATTGAAACTGTAGCGGCACAGGAGATAGTTAGAGATATGGCAGAGAGGCTTGCAGCCAAGGATAGAAAGCTTGTACCTGGCATTATGAAGGGCATTAAGCACCCAACGAGGATATCAAAGGAAGATAGGCTTGAGACAGCATTGGGCTGGATAGTAAACTCTAAGAAGCTACATACTAAGCATACTATGACTGAGTTGACTAATGAATTTTTCGAACATCCAAGATCAAAACATGATGATATTATGGATGCATTGTATTGCGCTAACTATCATGCCAAGCCACCACGAAGCAACAGAATGAAGGAGGAAGAATTTTCCTCACATGCCAGAAAAGGTGCTGGTAAGACTAAAAGACGCTATAATTGGCTTACTGGAGCTAGGTATTAAGGTTTTTTTCACTAATTATAAAATAATCCTTGACATTGAGATGAATGTTTCGTATATTTGGGCTAAAATGAGATTTAATCTCAATAAGTAGAATGATAGAACAAGAACCGCAAGCAGAGCATAATAAAGAATTATACCGACGCTGGCGTGATGCACGGGCTAATTGGGATAATGATGCCCGTAAGGATTTGGACTTTTCCCTTGGTAATCATTTCTCGGCGGAAGAAGAAGAAGAGCTGTCATCTCGTAATCAGGCTGCTGTACCTATGGATAGATGCGGCCCAGCAGTAGAAAAACTTAAGAGCGTACTTACAGCTCGCCCAGCTATGTTTGATGCACAGCCAAGAGAGGATTCTGATGTAAAGCAGTCTAAGGTGTGGCGTACAATTCTTGGGTATATATGGGATATTTCTGAGGGCGATGAAAAGCTGAAACAGATTATTAATGATTACTCTACAACTGGTATGGGCTATGCTTATATTTATGTAGACCGTAATGCAGACTTTGGTAGAGGCGATGTCAAGTTCACTTATGTTAACCCGTTTAGGGTGTATGTACCTCCATCATGCAGAGACAGATGGTACGATGACGCAGAAAGTGTCATCCTTTCTACTATACTAACCCGTGAGCAGGTCGTCAGCCTCTACCCGCATTTAGGCGACCAAGTAGACCAAGAGACAGGTGATATTATTCCTGGTATAATTAATGAGATTGAATCGTATACGGAGGATGATTATCCTGATTCACAGCAGAGTAATACTGCTTCTGTCTATACGCCGTCAGAGGTCAAAGACCTCGATTTGGGCAATAGAACAAAGTATCAGATATTAGAGCGTTTTTATAAAATAAAGATGCCGTTTTATCGTGTAGCAGACCAGGCAAGCGGTAATGAAATGATATTTGATGAGGAAGGATTTTCTCAATTCTTATCGGAAAACCCTGGTATATTTGAGCGTGGCTTGCTTGACTTTGAAGAGATATTTCAGGACAGGATTGCAGTATCGGCATCGATAGGTCAGGTTATGTTATATGAAGACGTGCTTAATACTGACATATATCCAATAGTTTCGTTTCCAAATATTTGGACTGGGACACCATATCCTAAGTCTGATATTTCTCGGGCAAGACCGATTCAGAGATTGCTTAATAAGCTCTGGTCGTTAGTTCTTTCCCATGCGCAGAGTTCTGCTGGGCTAAAGCTTGTAGTGCCAATAGGGTTTGCAATTAATGGGCTTGAAAGGCTTGAGCAAGATTGGGCAAATCCTAATGCTGTAATCGAAGGTGATACCAGCGCAGGGGAACCTCACTATCCACAGCCACAGCCGTTGGCTGGTGAGTTTTACAGATTGATTCAGCAATGTGAATTTTATATTGATTTTGCATTTGGGCTACCAGAGATGATGCATGGATTTTCACAGACTGCGCCAGAGACAGCTAAAGGCACGCAGATGATGCTTAGTCTTGGGGCAGAGAGACCTAAGTCGAAACTTAGGGACATAGAATTTAGCTTGAACCGCCTTGGGCGTATTGTGTATAATTACGCCAAGGGTCATTATACATTTAAGAAGATGTTCAGGCTCGTACAACCGAATAATGATATTGACGAGGTAACTGTTAATTTTTATGATGACGCCTCGCAGACCATTATTGACATTAAAAAAGATAAATTTAATTTAGGTCAGCATGATATCAAGATAGTTCCTGGCTCTACATTACCGTCGAGCAAGTGGGCAGAACTTGAAGTCTATATGCAGGCCTTCCAAATGGGAATAATTGACGACATAGAAGTGTTGAAGAAATTTCCAGATATTTTTGATAAGCAAGGTGTCATTCAGAGAAAGAGCCAACAGGCACAAATGGCCTCTGCATTACAGCAGGCTGGTCAGCGTGTCAAGGCGCTTGAAGGACAATTGCAGTCAACTACAAGGGAGTCCATACATGACAAGAAACGCATTGCTGTTGAGAAATTCAAGAGCAAACTGTTTGAAGTCTTATCGGACGCCGAGGCTGATAGAAAAGTGCAGGCTAATAAGCTTGCAGGTGCAGTGAAGGTTGAAGGCGAGAGATTGAAGTCCCTCACTAAGGATATTCTGAGGGAGCCAAGTTAGGCCCGTCAATAAACACATTGCAGAAAGGAGAAGCAAAATGGCAAATGAAGTAGATGTTGTGGAAGAGGTCTTAGATACTAGTGATAATCCAAACCCGTTTGAAGAGCCGACATCCTATGAGGGTGAAGTGGCTGAAGATACTGGGCTTGATTGGGAGGTTGAAGCTAAAAAGTTTCAGTCTATTGCAGATAAAAGACAAGCTGAGCTTGATGGTCTCAAGGGCCAGACAGGCGAAATTGAGAAGATGGGCCAGCTTCGTGATTATTTGCAGAGTAATCCAGGGTTAGTAGAGAAAATGCAGGACTGGATTGTTTCTGGTGGTAAGGAAGATTCTAACACAGACCAAAAGTTAAGTTACGATGAGTTCAACCCTTGGGACGCATACTACAAAACCGATTCACCATCTTATGATTTCCGCGTAAAGCAGGAAAAACAGTTGGTGGGTGAGGCTGTACAGCAGATGCAGCAAGAATTAAAGCAGGAGGCAGCATTGGGTGCCTTTGTTAGCGAGTTAAAGGGAGTTCATAAACTAGAAGATGATGAAATCGGAGAGTTTTTGAATTTCGTTTCTCAACCGAAGGACAAGATTGATACCTCTTCGCTGATTAAGCTGTGGAAAGAGAATACCGGGCAACAGGTCGAAACCCAAAATGCTCTTGATGCTGTACGAAAAAACAAACAGTCTCCAAACTCTCCTGGTGTTTTACAGGGAGGTGGAGAGCGTACTCCTAAGTCTGAGGGCGATAAAATATGGGATTCTATTGTCAAGGCTGGGAGTCGAAGTAATGTTCTTTAATAAAAGAAAATAGGAGTCGTAATGGCTAATTATAATAGTGGAATAGTAAATGTTGGTATTCCCGGTAGTCAGACTGCATTATCCCTCACTAAAGGTTCAAGACGTTTATATGACTTTAGTGATAGGGTTGCGGAGCTGTCCCCCGAAGAGTCACCATTTTTTGTTTACCTTTCTAACGTAGCAAAGATGCCTACATCCGACCCTCAATTCCGATTTCTCGAAGACAGAAGCCCAATGGCGTGGACTGATAGAAGTTTTAATATTTCTACCAATCTTGCAGCAGTAGTTACTGGTGCGGTTGTATCAGCCACTCTGTCAGCAGCTCAACCTTGGTTAATCAAAGGTATGGTCGTGCAAATTTCCTCTTTACAGGGAAATAGTGATGCGCCTAACCATGCAAATGCTGTAATAACAGCAATCAATTCGACTACATCGATTGATATTAAATGGTTGACCAATCCTGGTTCAGATGCTGACCCAGCTGCTTATGTTAGTGCTGCCTCAATGGAAGGTATAGGACAGGTTATCGGAACTGCGTATGCAGAAGGAACTGGAGCCCCAGATGTTTGGTCTCAAGAGCTTGACCATGATTATGGGTATACCCAAATCTTCAAGACAGCTTGTGAGATGTCAAATACGGCAAGGGCAACGGTTTATAAGGGTTATTCTAGCGAATGGCAACGGATATGGAATCTAAAGTTACGCGAACACAAGGTTGATATTGAGCGTGCAATGTTGTTTGGTCAGCGTGCATCTTCTGGTGGTATTAATTACACCGAAGGTATAGCTGGTCATATTATTGCTAACGGTCAATCTCAAACACATGAAGATTCAGAACAATTAGTTTATACTGAAGGTCAAGCATACTTGAAAACAGTTGCTGCTGCAAGTTTAACCTATGATGTTCTTCTTCGTGATTTAGAAGTTGTATTTGACCCCGCTAGAGGTGGAAGTTCAGTTAAACTTGCTTTATGCAGTTTGCCTGTAATTTCACTGTTCAATAAGTTAGGTAGTGGTGCTGGATTCATTGGTGATTCATTGAGTTCTACAGTACCATATAACTTTGAGAGAAGTCAGGGTACATTTGGTCATAAGATAATGAAGATTGAAACCGTTCATGGCGATTTATCATTAGTAAGGGAACCTCTATTTAGAGGCCTTGCTGCTGAATTTTGCTGTATGGTTGACCTCGATCATGTATCTTATCGCCCACTTGTTGGCAACGGAATCAATCGCGATACTTCAATTGAAACTAATGTGCAGGCAGCGGATGAAGACTTGCGTAAGGATTTAATTCTTACAGAAGCAGGTCTTGAGGTTTCATTACCTGAAACTCATGCGTTGTTTGTCTTTGAAGAGGCGGTGGCATAATGAGAGCAGACGTACTCAATAGTAGTAGTAGTAAATATGGAAGAACTCCAGATGTATACAAAATGTCAGCACAAACAGCAGATTTCACAGCTGTTGATGGCTTTTGTTATCTTGTTACAAAGTTGGATGGTTGCGATGTTACATTGCCAGCACCCACTGTTGGAGCAAAGATAAAAGTTGTATTTGGAGCGGTAACAAGTAATGCTCACACTATAACGTGTGATGCAACAACAACGCTGTATGAGGGTTATGCTTTGGTAATTGATACCATAGACGGAACTCCTGCTCAGCATGTTGTTTTTGCAGCTGATGAATCTAATGATGATGCTATTTCAATGAATGGCACTACAACAGGTGCTTCAGCAGTGTATGAACTTACTGGCATTGCTACAAATAGATGGCAAGTAGAGGGTATTGTTTATGCCTCTGGTGCTGTTGCTACTGTATTTGCTTAAAAACCGAATAGATAAGGTTTAACAGTTTTAGGATACTGTTGGGGTTGTCGATAAAGGGCGGCCCCAAAAATCCAATTAGGTGGTTGCGAGGTCAAACTCTCTTCCATCTCTATGAGAATCTCAGGAATATGCAGTAAACATGGCTACTATAAGGGTGGAAAATGCCCCGAATGTGTCGTGAATAAGAAATCTGCCCCATATGTATTCATGAGAACTGAACGTGGGTATAGAACTGATATGGAATTTTCATCTATTACGATGGAAGAAAGTATAACACAAATGAGAGAGGGGGCTTTATAATGCCAAGAGGTCCAGGAACATATGGCAAGACAAGAGGGCGACCGCCTAAGAAGAAGCAAAAGAAGAAGAGTTTAAAGCGTAAGAAGAAATACTAATGGCTGGCAAATTAAAAGTTAAAATTGAAGAGAGCATTATTCTTGATAATCAGGACTATGGCTCTAAGCGAGTATTTGAAATATCAAGTATTGCTAATATTACTAAGAAGATAGTGACCATTGCAGGAGATGATGATGCTACTGTTCTAGTTTTTAAATCAACTACAGCTTCAGCAGATAGTGCACTAGATTTGCAAACTGTAAAATATATACGTATTACAAATTTAGACAGTTCTAATTCTGTTAATATTTCATTGCAATTAGATTCTGGTGAAGATAATTCTGCTGCAGATTTATCAATAACGCACTTACTCGAGGCTGGACGAAGTTTTTTAATGGGGGCCCCAGATGAGGGTGCTCATGCAGATGATGATTCTGCCACTATTGTAACTGCATTGACAGATTTTGAAAGTATTATAATAGACCCCGGCTCTAATAGCGGGCAGGTTGAAGTTTTTGTAGCGAGTACATAATGTCTGCAATTACTTTTGAATTACAGGTCGAGGCACTAACAGGCTTAACAATAACTGGTGTTAGCAATCCAACGCAAACTCAATTAACTACGTTCCTTACAGATGGTGCTACGGAGATTATAAACTTGCTCCCAGCTAGGTTGTTGGATTTATGTGCATCTTCTGTGTCGTTCACATCTGGGTCTGCAAGCACCTTAAATACAGGTAAGGTTCTGCGCGTATTCAGAAGCGATGGCGACATTAAACAGCCGTGCAGAAGAGCTACAGCCAGAAATAAGGGCAGATACAGCGATCCAGAAGATATGAATTATGCTACTATTACAGACCCAATATTTTTTATAGAGAATAATTCTCTTGATGCGTTGCCTGTTGGCGGTTCTTGCACTTATTCAGAGGTCGCATATCCTTCTGTCCTTTATAGCGTTAGTTCAATAGCGGTATTCCCAGATGAGGCAGAATACCTTGTTACGCTTTATGGTGCGATAAAATCATTACAGTGCGTTTTGGGCAATACTGTAAGTAATACAGCAATTGACACTACTGCATTTGGTGCTGTGGTGACATCTGTCGCAAATGCTGAAGATGAGATAGAAGATGGTGCTAAGATGGTTGATAATATTGTTTTAGGTGTAGCTGAAGTAACAGAATCTGCTGTAGATACAGATACAAGTAGTTCTGAAATGCAGACTGCGGCTGATGCAATAAATATAGCCCTAGATAGAATTGCTACATATAATTGGGGAGATAGTGATACCTTTACGACTGGCAGTGCTCAACTCACAAGAGTAAAGGCGGCCCTAGACAATGCTGAAGATGTTATAAACAGTAATCAGCCGTCAGCTACTACTGATGCTTATGGGGCTCAAAATAATGAGGACATTGAATTGCTTCAAGGGGCTTTAAGTATAGCAAGTGCTGAAATACAAAGAGCCAAAACACATTTATCAGAATGGAGTTCAATACTTCAGGCTGCTAGTACAGAGGCTCAGGGTTTTGCCAATGAGGTTCAATCAAGGGGCGTATGGACGGCTGCTAAAGCTCAAGTTTGGAATGGATATTTTGCGTCAGCCGCAGCATATGCTCAGGCTGCACAAACTTATTTGGCGTCTGCTAATGGTTATCTTTCTGAGGCTAAGATTAGAATGGAAAGAGATGCACAAATATATCAATGGTATGAAAAGCAGCAAGCTAAGCTTCAGCAGGATTATGAAAAGGGAATTCAAATGTTATTAGGGGCTAGGGCATAATGGCTGTCCATTCAATGACGGTAAAACAGATTTTAAGTAGAGTGCGTCAGGTATTCCCTAATGCGCCAGAAACGTATGTAATGAATCTGATTAACGATGCATTAGTCGAGATTGGTATGTATAACGCAAAGATAGTGCATGCTAAAATGAGTACGGTTGCAGATCAGATGTGGTACGACTTAGGAGATTTGGCTAAAGACTCATCAGATAATGTACTTGAGATAAATAAGATTTTTAAAGTTTATTTTATGGATAGTGATGGTGATTATATCCAAATACCACGATTGGTAAATACGAATTTGTTGTTAACTGATGTAACTAGTGAGTCGGTGTTAGAAGCACCGGATAGTAAATAATGGCTAGCAATATAACATACCCAGATAGTTCGTGTCGCTGGTTTGTAGAAGGCGATTCATTTTGTTTAATTACAAATGTAGACAGTGGCGGTTCTGCGAGCACTACGGCAAGAAAGGAATGGAAGGCTATACAGGAAGCTGTTACTGATGGTATATTACTCTACTATTATGCTGAGCCGAATAATGTATCATCTTTAGGCGATGTGCCAGATGTAGACAATTCATTGCATTTGGCTTTAGTTGACTATGTTAAGAGATGCTTGTATATGGATTCTGCAGGTAAGGCTTTGGACCCTAATGCATCTGCAGTTGCCAGCAATATGTCTATGCAACACAGGCAAAGGTGGGATGAGGCTGTTAAAAGATATGGCGTTAGAAAGCTAGACAAGGTAGGGGGTACGAGGGCAATTAACCCATTCTCATTAGTATAAAATGAAAAAGATTAATACATTAATTGCAATATCAATTGGGCTTACTACCATTATAGGTGCTGCATTTACAGTAGATAGTAGATATGCTAAGTTAGCTGATGTTGATTCTATATCAGCTTACATTGCATCAGTAGATGATAGGCTTGATATTAAGATTCTGAAAGACCGTGCTGATGCACTTCAGAGTAGGATGTGGAAGCTTGAAGACCGATATGGTATGGATATAGCGAAAATGCCAGATGATGTGAGAGAACAGTATCGGGAACTCAAGAAAGAATTTGATGAAATTATGGAAAAGATAAAAGGTAAGGCACCTAAATGACAAAAAGGTGCTATAAATTAATACGCCTGAATAGGGAGCGTTCTCGCCCCGCAGGTCAGGCTTATATAATAGGAGAATAAAATGGCAAATTTACAAAAATATAGATCACATGAATCGCTTAATGCTGATTCAGCCGCAGGTTGGGATGTTCAAGAAGAGGTTACTGTTGGCTCTGCCGCTACATCAGCCAACGTGAGCGGATATAATACTATTCATATACAGACTAGTGAATCGATATATTTTATGTTTACTACTGTTGCTCATGGCACAACAGATTCTGTAGACCCAAACCAAGATTTATACTTAGTTGGCGGTGATACAATATATTCATTAAGAGTTCCTAAAGGATTAGGCAATGCTGTTTACATCCAATGGGAACGTAAAAGTTCTGATTCAACTGTCAGATACGTGTTGGCTTAGGAGGTTATGATGCAAAGTACAATTATAGCAACAACTGCTGACCATATATCTTCAGGCGGCACAATAACAGGCGATTTAACTATATCAGGTGACTTAACTGTAAGTGGTAGTGGAGGAGCAGTATTTGATGAAATAATAGAAGGTAGTTTACATATTATAACAGCAAGTGCAGGAACAATTACTGATGAAGCATTTGCAGATGATTTAATCATAGAGAATAGTGGTACTGTAGGAATTTCTATCCGTTGTCCAGATGCAAATAGAGGGACTATTTTATTTCAATCCGCTACTAATGATAGAGTCGCAGCTATAAAAGGAGAGTATAATAGTGGAAGTGAACTACTTACGTTTGCCGTAAATGATGCTAATAGGATGATAATTGACGAAAACTCCCGCATCTCGCTCTCGAATAATGATAGTAGCGGTGCAATCGGTGTAACATTACTCGGTTATCAGGCTGGAAATGTTATTGCGAGTGGTGATATTAATAATACTATGATAGGTCACATGGCTGGTTTAGTGACGACAGGAGCATCAAATACCTATGTCGGATTTAGTGCTGGTAAAGGTGATTCTGGGGCAGAAGCAAATAATGTTGGAGTGGGTAAAGATGCGTTGTTTTCTGTTTCAACTGGCAGTGGTAATGTCGTTATTGGGAGAGAGGCTGGTTACACAATCGCCGCTCAAGCCTCTACTGTTCTTATAGGTGATGGTGCTGGTAGTGCACTCAACCATACTGATGCCGATGGCACAGTTGCTGTCGGAGCATCTGCTCTTAATGCCCTCACATCTGGTGTTGGGAACGTGGCTGTGGGTTATCAAACTTTAGATGCCATTACTTCTGTTGGTTACTGCACAGCTATAGGACATCAAGCTCTATCTGCGGCTTGTGGAGCAGATAGTACCGCTGTTGGATATCAAGCATTAATGGTGAATACGCGTGGAGATAATACAGCGATTGGTAAGTCTGCCTTGGTTGATATGGTTACAGGCTTTGACAATACGGCTGTGGGTAGTGGTGCAATGGGAGGAGATTTAGCCGATGACACTGCTGATGCTTCAGAAGCAAATGTCGCAGTTGGTAAAAATGCTTTAGGAGGAGATTGGGTTACGGCTGCTTCAAACAACAATACTGCAATTGGTAGCTTTGCTATGGGTGCCGCTATGGATGGGGCTTTAAATAATACTGCTGTAGGTTATAGTGCTATGAGTGCTTTAACGACGGGGGATGGCAATGTGGCTGTTGGCAAGGGTTCGTTGGCTGCTGTTAATACTGGAAGTTATAACATTGGAATAGGAGAAGTGGCTGGTCAATTACTTACAGGTGCGGCTGGCTCAAATGTTTTGATAGGATACAATGTAATGTCTCAATCAACTGCTGGTATTAAATGTGTATTTATTGGTGCTGATGCGGGAGCTGATGGAAATATAACTACCGCTGCTGAAGGAAGTGTTGGAATCGGGCATTCTGCTCTCAAAGTCCTCACATCTGGTGCTGGGAATACGGCTGTGGGGTATCAGTCTTTGTTAACAAATACGGATGCTTCAAATAATACAATGGTTGGTTATCAATCAGGTTATCGAACAACAGGTGGTGGTTCTGGAAATACTGTACTTGGAACTTCGGCTTTTAGCGGCTCTCACACAGGCAGTGATACGGATGATTGTGTAGCTATTGGTTATTTAGCACTCTCTGGAGCTTTAGCTGACGCTGACGGCACAGTTGCAATAGGCAAATCTGCTCTTGCAGCCCTCACATCTGGTGCTGGGAATACTGCTGTAGGTAATAATGCGGGTGCGGCTCTTATCGGTGGAGGTTTAAATACTATTTTAGGATATGAAGCACTTGACCTTGGTACAACTGTAAATAATTCAATAGCTATCGGACATTCAGCCATGGGAAGCGTTCCAGCAGACCAAGCGGTTGAATTCGCAATAGCTATAGGTAACAATGCAATGTTGGGTGCTTCAGCAACTACTGGCATTAACGGTAATGTAGCGATTGGGTATGCCGCTGGAGCGTTATTAACATCGGGCGGTGGCAACGTCCTAATCGGATATAGTGCTGGAGATGTCCTTACTACAGGGCAGAATAATACCATTTTAGGCAGACACACTCTTGGTGCTGGTAATGGAGATGAAGACGATAATACACTCATCGGATATACTGCGGGTGATGTAATTGATAATGGAAATCAGATTACTTGTCTTGGTTCAGGTACAGACCCATCAACAGCGGCTGGTGCAAATCAAACAGTAATCGGATATGGAACAACAGGACAAGCAGACAACTCTGTAACACTTGGCAATGCTTCTGTAACTGCTGTGTATATGGGGTCGGATAGTGGGGCACAGGTTCTTTGTGAACGATTGACGGCAAAGAGAGCTGGTGTTTGCAATGTCGCTCTAAATGCATTTTCTACAACCGCTGGAGAAGGTGCGACGGTTTATCTGAGTAGGAGTAATCATGCTTCGATAGACTCCTATGCGGCAGTAGATGCGAATGACGTTCTAGGAGAGATTATATTTCAAGGTTCTGATACAGACAGTCTTGAACAAGGTGGTACTCTGAAAGTACAAGCCGCTGAAACTTGGGACGCTGATTCCAGAGGCTCACAATTCGTTATTAAATTAGTGCCGAGTGGAGTAAACTCAACAACGCTGGCAGATAGACTAACCATTTCTGGAGATGGCAACGTCGGGATTGGAGTTGCAGCGACTTATAGGTTAGATATTCATGATGATACTACGGATGATGGCGGATATATGGCACGTTTTACCAATGATGGAGATAATGCAAATAGACTTGGTATTATCATTAAAGCTGGAGCTGACGATGCAAGTGGTACTACAAGGTATCTATTAGCACAGGATGGAGATGGGGGTACAGTTGGTTATTTAGCTAATACATCTGGAACGTTTGCATTAACGGATGGTTCTGATAGACGCATTAAAGACAATATACGAGATACTGAAATTGAAGGATTAAGTGCTGTCAATTCAATGCAAGTCAGAGATTTTGAATGGAAGAAATCGGGAGATACTTGTATTGGCGGTCTTGTTGCACAGGAGTTAAAAGAAGTTTTCTCTCCAGCCGTAAGTGGCGAAGAGGATGATGTTGAAGAATATGAAGTTTCTCCATCAGTTGAAGCATCAGAAGGTGTCGAAGCCGTTGATGCTGTAATGGGCGAAAGACCAATGATGATGGGTGTGTCAAGAGATAGGCTTGTTCCAGTTTTGATAAAAGCAATACAAGAACTTTCCGCAAAAGTGGAAGCATTAGAAAACGCATAATAAAATGATTATTAGAAGGTGCAGTCAGGGACATAGAGTACGATTACATCGTAATACTACTCCAGATGCGACAAGAGTAAAGACTTATCCAGATGGAGCAGTAGAGACTTTGACTTATCCTTCAGCGCAGTATGACTACTTTGTAGAAGTAGATGGTACTGTAGTTAAGCGTTCAGACAGCTTTGAAACAGTTGAAGAATACTTTGTGTCAGAATGTGCTAAGAAGCACGGTGATGGACATGGCAGGTTGTTGATTGGTAAGCATCATGTAATCAATGGTGTTGCTACAACACAAGCAGATTATCCTACTGACTCAAATACTAAATCAGAGATAAAGGTTTTCTTTGATAACAGGAGTGTCGCTTACAGTGATAGTGACACTAAATCAGTGCTGCTAGACAATATACGTATTGATACTAGTAGTATAAAACACATAAGGAGATAGACAAATGGCTAAAAAGAAAAAAGACGAGCCTACAGTAAATATCGATGGGCAAACTTGGATAACAAGCTACGCAACGCACAGTTCAATGTAGCTCAGTTACAGGGTGGAAGAGAACACTTCTTTACGATGCTTAAAGGAAGTTTGGACGTTGCCGAAGAAGCTGTTCAATGAGAGCACATCAATATATCCATAACTTAAAGGATTAATTATGCGGTATAGACTTTTCGGTTCAAGTAAAGACTACAGGAGGCGGATAAAAGACTTGGAAGATGATGTTTACAAGTTGTCTACCATACTTAAAAGTCTGCTGAAAGAGCTCGGTTACTCCGCTCACTACAATCTGGAGTGGGGAGAATTGGACGGTGTGAAGAAGATTGAGAAAGACGCAGAAAATGAAAAGTAAAGTATGAACGATGCCAATACAGGAAATAATCAAGATAGCATTAGCCATAGCCATTGCGGCTGTGAGCTATCAGGGATTGAAGTGGTTGCAGGCAAGTTCCGAGCCGCTGTTCTGGACAGTTGTAGTTGTGCTGTGCATTTATACAATCAAGAAGATGAAACTCAAAGTCGGCTTGCCGAAGTGGAAGTGGGATGAGTAAAATATGGATAGAGTACGGGTTCACCGGCTTGTCGGCGGTCATCCTTGGTATTCTCATTACATTCCTCACTAAAACTCTTATGAGCAAGCTGAAAGGGATTAACGAGAAAGTAATCGCTCTAATAAATCGCTGGAATCGCAGTGACGAGACAAGAGACAGACGACACGAGCAATTGATTCAAGAGATAAATGATATGACAGATGACATTAACTACATCAAAGGCAAGTTAAATAGCGGTAAATAAAGGTGAATGGAAACGAAAGAAAAGAATTACACACAATTTTGGATGTTCTTGCGGAGCATCGAAAAGAGCGTGAGGAATTAGCGATAGACGTGAAGGATATTAAAGTTTGTCTGATGGGGGACCCTCAGAAGCACGAAGACTTAGGCTTACAGGGTGCGGTGGAGCGTAATACTCACTTCCGCAAGTCAACCTTCAAGGTAATGTGGTTAATGGTGGCAGGGATAGTCAGCACGGCTTTCTTTGCGATTAAAAGTAATTTCAAATAGGAGATAATAAATGTACTTAGTACTTAAAGCAATAAGAAAGTATGTAGGTGGTAAATCTGAAGTTGGTATTATAGCTGGTGCAGGATTTACGCTTAGCTATGCATTTGGTTGGTGGCCTAATGACTACGAAATGCTCAAAGGTATTTGGGCTGTTATTGGAGCATTGACTGGCGTAGCATTTGCTGGTAGAATTGAGAACCAAGCGGGCGTAATTAATGCACTTAAATCTCTATTTACCTCACTTAAGAAGAAGAAGAAGTAATGATTAAATTCAAGTACGACGAGCTGAAGGAACAGTTTGATGTATTAGATGATAGATTACAGGTTATATGCTATGCTCTGAGCGGATATATAGCACAGGAAATGGATAAAGATTTAGTCATCACTAGTGCCTATCGTGGCGGTAATAAGTTATCTACACATATGTATTACCGCGCCTTTGATTTCAGGGTTCAGCCGTCAGGCGGTGAGTCTATCTACACCCCAGAGGAAGTCGAGAAGATTAAAGCGGTTCTGCGAGCATTTTATCTATAGCTCTAACCCTAAGAAGTACAAATACAAGACTCTAAAGATACACGGACCAGCAATTCACGGGCATATTCAGGTGAACGGTGAAGGAGTGACTGAAATTGCCTAAGCAGATGCTAACACTTAACTCCTTTCGTGGGATTAATACATATAAAGACCCTAGGGACATTGGCAATGACGAGCTTTCTGGCTGTCAAAATATTATGTGCGATCAAGATGGTGCGATAAGAAGTATTGGTGCTGAGGTAACGCACGGAGATATTCCTGCTAATGCGGCAGCACTTACTGCCGGGCATGGGCTATTTTATTTTGCATCAGACCATAAGAAGGATATTACTACCGGCACTATAACAGCAACATTTAATGATGCTGACCCTGCATTTAGTTCTGTATCAAGGGCGTCAGGTAGCTTTACATCAGATGGCTTTCTTGTTGGCATGGTGATTTCTATTTCTGCGGCTAATAATGCTGGTAACAATGGATTTTTCACCGTTGGAACTGTAGCGGCTACTAAACTTACCATTACACAAAAGGCTGAGTTTACAGATGAGTCTTCAACTGCTAATGTTGTTATTACTGGTGTTCGTGATGACGGTGAAGATTGGCTTGCAATGGTTGATGCCACGAATGCGGCGGTTGATTTATACGATAAAACAGGTGATTCATGGACTGCAACTGTTATTAATATGGAATCTGTTTCCGGCGATGGTGGATCGTCTGGTGTAGAGGGTGTGTTTTATTTTGTAGATGAGGCATTAAGAGTGTCAGACGGTAATTTCGGGGACCTTAATAGAACAAAATGGTATGGGTATGTAAAGCGTACTCATTTTAACGGCTCCGGACTTGCAAAGGATACGTATACAGGGTGGTTTGAAAATACTAATACATTGGATGCACCAACAGAACTTGTAATTCATGCTAGCGCATATCCAAGTGCCGGCACAGGATTTCAAATTACAGTAGATGATGCGACCACCGGCGGTGACTGGTCAGATAAAACTTATCAAATTGCGAGTAGTTTTATCTACGATGACGCACAGGAGTCTTTATTGTATGTGCCTACATCTAATAATACATTTTCGCCTGATGATGGAGATAAACTTGATTTGGACGTTAGGGCAACACCTGGATTTGACGAAAGAATAAGCGGTGCAAGAATATATGCAAGGGAAGATAGTACTGATGAGCCTTGGACGCTGTTGCTTGATATAAGTATGCGAGATGGTGTGAGAGCTAAACTTGATAGTGATTATACGGCTTGGACTCGCGGTAGTGACAATACCGAAGTTTATTCAAATACAATTATGAGTGCATCTCCAAATATTGAAACATATGAGATACTAAATGGATTTTCTAATGATGAGGCATCTATTTCTATTAGTGGTGCTGGCGAAGGATATAAGAGCGTTGTAGTTGCTAATAGGCGTGTGTTTGTTGCTAATGTTAGAACAAAGGATAAATTTGGTGAAGTAATTCATATGGGTGATAGGATTATGTATTCTCCTGCTAATAGATTTGATACTTTCCCGCGCAGTTATTTTATTGATGTTGTAAGGGGGGATGCAGAGGAATATGTTAAACTGGAGGAGTATGCTGATAGGCTTTTTGCATTTAAGCAACGTACATTGTTTATTATTAATATTTCTTCTCCATCGCCAAGCAACTGGTTTCTTGAGGCTACCCATAAATATATGGGCGTTAAGCTACCATCGGCGGTATTCAAGACTGAATTTGGAATAGTGTGGATTAATGAGAGTGGATGTTATCTTTTTGATGGTAGCAATATAGTAAATTTAATTGATGGAAAAATTAGGGATTCTGATACGAAAGCAAATTTGGGTTTATACAATGAGACTTGGAGCGAATTCATAACGGACAGTTCTATGGTTGGGTATCTTCCCAAAGATAAGCAGATTGTTGTTCTAAGAGACAGTTCTTCCTCTAGTGATGGTGATGTATATATTTATGATGTTAGAACTAAATCGTGGATATATGGTGATGCTATATTTACAGACGACCAAATTCAAACTAATTTTATCATAGACTACAATAAGGATTTAGTTTGTGCACACACATCAGGTACTGGCACTGTAGTTAAGTATGGTAATAATTCGTCTGAAGTGGCTAATATTGAAATCGCAACAAAAGATATTGATTTTGGGGATGTCGGGCGTATTAAGAAGATATATAATGTTTATACGACATATAGAAAGCCTGAGGCTGGTACTCTTACCGATGATATGTATTGGGCTATAGATGGTAATACATTGTTTAGCAATACTGGCTTGACTGGCACATGGTCTGAGCAGTCAAAGTGGGATGTAGCTGTCCATTCTTTTTCTTCTCCAAAAGAGTGTCAGAGTATTCGCTTTAAGCTAGACCCAAATGTGGCATCATTTACAGATTCTTCATGTGATACTTCAAGTAGTGACGCAACAGTGACTCATCTTGATGATAAGGGAGATATTAAAGCTGGTATGTCTGTTAGTGGAACTGGCATTCCTGAGGGTGCTACCGTCGCATCAATTACAAGCGATACGGAATTCGAGCTTTCTGCTACTGCGACAGCTACAAATAATAATACAACACTTACATTTACAACCACGAGTAATAAGATATTTTTCAATGATATATCCATTGAATATAGACCAATTTATAAGAGAGTTAGCTAATGCCATCAAGACAGGAAAGATTATTACGCGCAGTGAGCAAGAAGGATACTTCTTTTGTTCGCAATGCACCAAGTTTGAAAGAAGGTGAGGATGTATTTGCTCTTTTTGGTGGAAACCCACTGAGATATTATGTTAAGCTTGGCGGCATAGATTGGTACATGGAGTTTACAGAAGACGGTAATAAGCATGTTAAGAAATCGTTAGACGTTGGTCATAATTTATCTGTTGGTCGTATGTTTACAGCGCCTGGTCAGACGGCATTCCTTGCTTACAATAGTTCCAGCGATACGAATATTGCTAAGGACGAATGGGTAACAATTGATTTCAATACTGAGGTATTTGATCGCACTCATAATTTCGCATCAGATACATTTACAGCACCAAAGAATGGATTATATTTGCTTTCTACTAATGTTGTTCTTCAGACATTAGATGTGGATGCAACGAGATATAGGGCAAGGATTAACACGTCAAATAGGGTTTATATAAGTCAGATAGACCCAAATTATTCTGCCGATTTGAGTTACTATACATTCAGTATAACCGCTGTGGCAGATATGGATAAGGCTGATACCGCTAGTGTTGAAGTATATCAAACTGGTGGTCTGGAACAAACAGATGTGACTGGTGCGGTTACATTGAATACATATTTTTGTGGATGGTTTTTAGGATAAAGGAGAGATATTATGCCACCTGAATTAATGAGATTTTTAGAGTCACTATCTCGTAGAGGCGGAGCTAGCGAGACAAGACAGAGGCGGGGTATGCTTGAAGAGCAAAATGTTATACAAGAATGGCTTTCCAAGATAGGCAGAAAAGAAACTAAGAAAGGCCTTTCTATTGCAAAGCGCAAAGGCAAAGGTTCGCTTGGCGGTTTATTTGGCAGTGCTGCGGGGCTTATGTTGCTTAGTGCACTTGGGCCTGGAGGTTTAGCTGCTGCGTCTGCACTTGGCATAGGTGGGGCCGCAGGGTTTGGAAGCTTATTTGGTGGACTTATTGGTGGTGTGCGAGGCGGGCTTAAAGGTCTTATGCCTGGCGCAAGTAAAATTGGCAAGCTAACAGGCGTTGAAGCTCCAAAGACTAGATTTAAGCGCTCCGCAGCGGATATAACTAGAGGTAAGGAAAAAATTAGCGACATTGATATACAAAGCGAAATTTGGAATCAGAACTTTGGGAAGACAATTCTAACTAATGCACTGAAGACTGGTTTAACTGCTACTGTGGCCGCAGACAAATTAAGGGCGCTTGAATCTGGTATTTTTGGCGGTGATGTGGAAATGATACAAATGGCTATGGAGGGCCCCGGTGGTGCCACATTTGAAGAAGCAGCACAAGGCCTTGGAAGAAAACCAGGTCGGTGGTTAGAAAATTTAGTTAATGTTCCATCTCAAATAGGAGCTCCAGCTATTACATCCTCAGCAATGCCAGCTTATGTGCCGCCAACTTTTGGCGAAACTGGTGCCGGGCGGGCAGTGACTAGTGGAGGCGACTGGCTAAATGCACTACTAACATCTATGCAAGGTGAGCAAACAACTCCTTGGCAGAGGCCGAGTTGGACACCATAAATAGAATTAAAGGAATATAAAAATGCATATAAATACAAAAGTAGTTTTTGAGTGGAATCCTAGGTCCAATGAGTATGTAGAGGTATACTCAGAGGGCTTTGAATATGAAGGCGATGTAGCTCAGTGTCAATATACAATGCCAGGTGGTGATGAATGGCAACAAATACAGTCAGCATTAACACAATATGGGATAAGCCCTGAAACATATGGTCTAACACAAGCACAGATGCAGAGCTTATTTAGCCAGACTGGCGGGGCTGGGATAGCTGATATATTTGGCGTAGAGGACGAAGGCTTTCTTCCATTTAATGTAGGACAATTTCAGACGGCATTAGGAGGAGTAGGTAGGCAGCGTACAGAGGATATACAGTATGGGACTGAGAATATACGCTCTCGAATGTTTCCAGGCATCAAAAAAGCAATGGGACAGACTGGAGGCTTTGCTGGTGGTGGAGGACAGCAGAACTTTTTAACCGATATTTTACGTGGAGGTAGGCAGCAATTAGGAGGTATGTTCACTGATGTTGGCAGAGAATACCAGAAAGGTCTTGGCACCGCATTTGGTGGACTCGGTACACAATTAGGTAGCTGGTATGACCTTGCATCTATGATTCAATCAGCCGATGTCGATCCTCGCAGGGACGTCGATCCGCCGCCGGGAGGGCCGACCGATCCCGCAGCCGATGAATATACCCAGTGGGGAGGTACTGCACCTCCAGCAGGTCAAACTTGCGAGGACCTAGGTTTGTTTGAATGTGCTAGTGGTGATTGTGTAACTGCATCGTATCTCTGTGAAGGATAAAGGATTAGGCGATACTGTATCGGCATTGATTAAGGTTGCCTCGCGTGGCAAGATAAAGGAATGTGGCGGTTGCAAGAAGAGAAAAGAATGGCTTAATAGGAATGTCCCATATGGCAATGACTTTTACGGGGCAATGAATATGCTTTGGAATAAAAGGAAATAAATAATGGCAACAATACAAATACCTGAAGACCCTCTTGCTGAGTTTTTGAATAATTTACCGCAGTTTCTCTTAGCATTTGAGAATATGAAGCTTCAGCGTGACCAATTTACACATAAAAAGCAACAAGATACAATTATTAAGGAGCGACAGGGGATGCTTGATGCAGAGAAACGTGACGCTGATGAATTGGCACTGATAGGTGATTTGGAAGGTGCTGCAGCCACTCATGCCTTAGAATCCCTTGATATGGAATCTGAATCTGGGAGACAACGATGGGACGCATTAAGAAATGTTTCAAACGAAGAGACACTTATGCGGGGACGTATCCGAACTTTAATAAGTACACCAGATAAAGACCTTACAGAGGCTGATATTCACGCTGGCCTACTTGATGCAAGTCCGGCAGAGGCCACTAGGTTGACTATTAAATTAGAAAATATATTAGGTATAACTCTGCAAAACGATACCAAGGAGTTGTTTAAATCGCTTGGATATGGACCTAAAAGCAATCCAATGCTTACGTTGAGAGCTAATAAGGCTTTTATCCCAACTGCTGTGCAAATGGTAGTGGAAGACATGAAAAAGAAGAGGAAAAAGACATCACCTGAGTATCTAAATACTATTCTTTTAATTGCAAACGAGCAAATATTCAAACAGCAAGAAAAGATGCAGGCTGGTGACCCTTATGACAAATCTTATCTTAGCGATTGGATCACAATTAGAGATGATACTAAAAATATGATGATACGTGGCGTTTTTGGCGAAGACGAGGGTGAGGATGACAGGCAAGGCGCATATCCTAAGCTTGATAAACTATCACCAGAAGACGTTGCAAGCCTTAAAGCATGGCTAGAAGGTAATGGCCTTGTTGCGGACAATCAATCTATGGAGCGCTTACTTAATGACCCCGATTTTGACATTCCAGATTCGGTATTCAGTGAGTCAGAACAAGAGCCAGTGACAGAGCCGGATATAATAGAAGATACCTTACCAGGATTTTTCCCAGAAGGCTTTGATCTTACACGAGATATGCCTTTTTAATGTCTGATGCCTATTACATTTCCATCATATCTTAAACGCAAAGAAGAAGAGCCTTATTCATTTCCATCATATCTTAAACCTCTTTCCGCTCTATCACTACCCATTATTGAATACGAGACGATTACAAATGAGCCAGAGGAGGTCGTAAGTAACTGGACGCGCCTTGGCAGGCGTTTTCTTGAGGGCGCTATACCGCTTGGATATGAGGCTGGCTTGCCTAAGGCAGAAACAGGGTGGCAAACATTCTTAGAAGTGTTAGGCGGACTTGGTGGGACTGTAGCAGGCTTTACACTTATTTCAGCTATTACTGGCGGTGGAGGCTCTCCTGCATATGTGACCAGTGCTGGTAAATTATTTAAGCTTGCTAAGGGTACTACAAATGTAGTCAAAGCGTCAAGTAGCGCAAATAAATTAATTAAAGCTGGTAAAGCTGCAGATGTTGCAAGCAAGGCTAGCAAGCTTATGCGTACAGGAAAGGGCGCTGAAGGCTATGCTATGGCTAAAGAGCTTGTAAGCGCTGGGAAGGTGGCAGATGCTACTGTTGCATTTGGCATACAGGGCGCCGGGTGGCTTGGTAAAAGCGGGCGATATATTGAGTCTTTTACAAAGCTCACAGCTATAGACCCACGTTTAGCTAAAATGGCTAATACCGGTTTTACAAACTTACTTGTATTTAATGTACATGGGCAGGCATATCTTCCACCTCTATCTCCAAGCTTTGCAGACAGGCTACAAACTATACAGTCATCAAGTGTACAGTCTGTACTGTTTTCTGCGGCATCCTCTCTTCGTGTTCTTGGTGAATTCCCCAAATTTATGAAACAACCATATAAGGCTACAGGTATGAACCTGTCTGAGGCAGGCATGTTGTTTGGCATAGGTGCTGGAAGTGATATACTCACTGAAAAGCTAGGTATTACAGCTCCGTCTGATATGACAAAGACTGATAGAATTATACACGGACTTGGGTTAGTTGCATTTCATTATGCCAGGCTTGGGATGGGTAAGGCCGGTATAAAGTCTAAGCAGCGTGATGCATTACGTGCGGTTGGCTATAAAGATGAAGTAGAAATCAATCGCATAGTAAATGCAGGAGATAAAGTTCTAGGCAAGGCAATACAGAAGGCGTCAGGTAAAGAAATGAAAAAGCTGCGCGCAGAAGAAAAGCGTCAGGTATATGCCGAACGTACAAGTAAAGACGAGGTAGACTTATTAAAGGTTTATTCTAAGGAGGATGGGCAGGGTGTTGTCGTTTATCATGATCTAGTTACTGGAGAAGTCAAACGTGTGTTTGGTAGTTCACCTAGAAAGGCATTGGGGACGTTTAAGAAGAAATTTAAGTTTATTGGTAAGACGGAAGTAGAGACGCCAATAGAGGTGTCTCCAATGAAGGAAGGCGATATAGTAAAGTCTGATACGGTTGCACCGTCCAAACTAAAGTACGTTCCAGACAAAGAGAAAGACCCGGAAGTATATAAATCATGGAGTAGGCTGCGTGGCTCTGTAAAGGGACAACAAAAGAAAATTGGAATGGGCGATAAGGACTTTCACGCAGTGATGGCGGAGGTAATTCCAGGAAGTAAAGGCTCTACGAAAAATATGACTGGTGAGCAGTTGCTTAGGGCTAAGCACATGATAACACCAGAGAGGCAGACACTTTCACATCAGGTTGTAAACCGTGCTCCATTAAGTTCATTTGAAATGATTCCCATTAAAGCTAGAAAGATTGCTGATACATACCTTTTCAGAGGAACACTTCCAGTTTCTACTGTTTTAAGACTTACAAAAATTAAGCCTGCAGTTAAACTTGCAGAATTAATGGAAAACTTTGAACTTCATAGGCAATTTATTGCCGGTACAGGTGT